TAAGGATTTTTGTAAACCTTATAACGACCATTAACTGTACCTATTTTTTGTACACCAAAAGCATATTCCATTTGATCCGCTTCACCGTTGTTTGTAGAAGCAAATCCAGGGATTGACTCAAGGATAGTAGCAATTGTAGGAGAAGTTACTAAGAAGTTAGCACCTCCACGTAAAGTTAATGAATGGATCTTATTAGATACTTTTTGTATTTTAGTACCTAATGTTTGGAACCATTGACCTTGTGTGTTATAAAACGCTTGAGTTGCTGCAGCAGACGCAAATGCGGTTGTTGCTGGGTTGTAAGTTGTGTTGTTAATAGCTGACCAGTACTCAGTTGCAGCAGCAGCATCTTCAATTAACATATCCAAGATTTCTAAATCAATTTCCATTGAAATATATTCAGACATGATATTTGTTAATTCCGCTTCAGCATCGATGTTTTGGTAAGCAGCTAAATCTTGTGCAAATTCAGGAGTCCATACAGCTTTCAACTTTTTAGTCTTAGCAGTAATGGCTTGAGATTGCATTCTTACGTTAATCTCAGGAATAGAGATTTGTGTGTTTGAAGCAGCATTTGGTACTGAGAAAGAACCTGATGCTTCAAAATCACCACGACCTGATCCACTGTAATTGTTTCCACCTGAATAAGTTGGAATACCATCTGCATTACCATTTTTCTGATAAGTAACTGTATAAGCACCGTTTTCTAGGATTTGTGCTGTAGAAGCAGTTACATAGAAAGTAATAGTGTTATTAGTATAATTATAAGTAGTAAAATTGTTTAAGTTGGTAGCTGTAACAATGTTTGAACCTGAAGAAATGATAAATCCACGAACTGCATCTTGATCAAATCCTGGAAGGTTTGTTGATGCTGCTGGGAAGATGATTTCTTTAATAGTACCTGCAGCTACTGATGCTGAATAATCAGAATCAAAATCAACATCAGCAAAAGAAGCAGATGTAATAACAGCTGATGCTGTGATTGCTACTGCTGAACTTGAGAAGTTGTTAGTTGCGTAAGTAAAACGGCCTTCTGGTCCACCATATAAACCACCTACTGCCTCTGTAGTAGCGAATGGGAATTGAGAAGCTGTATTTCTATTACCATATAATGAAGTACCTTCAGTAAATGGAGACTTAGTATTACCATATTGGAAATCTAAAAAGAATACAAGGCCTGATGGCATATTCATTGGTTGAACTGAAACGAATTCTTTAGCTACGATAGTACCGAATACTTTACGTACTAACGGAAGAGCAATACCAGCCCAGTTCTCACCTTGTCCGTTAGAAACGAATGATGAGTTTGAAGAGATTTGGTTTGTTTCAGTTACTAATTGTTTAGCTTGATTTTCCAACATGATTGACATATTGTTTTTTTCAAACTCACCTAGACCTTCTAATAGTCCTGTTCTAGACCATTTTCCAGCTAATCTAGCAGCGTCGCTTTGAAGTGACTTCCAAGAGCCGGCTGCGCTTTCTAATAATTGTTGTACTTGTGACATTTTTTTTTTGTTGTTTTTAGTTGTTTTTATAAGTTAATTATTTTTTAATTCCGGCCAATTGTTGCCATCTGGCAAATTGGTCGTTTATTTCAAGTATTGGTTTCTTTATTGGAGCAATTCCTGCAGCCTTAGAAGCACCACCTATTCTAGATTCAGTTACTGAAAGTTTTCTTTCTTTTACTTCATTTAGTAAAGTTTCAAATACTAATTTTGCTTCTTTAACATTAGTTGCTTTATCAAAAGATTCTAATACTTTTACTTTTTGACTTTCCGTCAAATTTTTAGCTCTAAAGATTTTGTTTGTGTAAAGTAATTTAGCATTTAACAAATTAACTTCGTTTAAGTCAGTTTTAATAGTTTCGATAGTAGAATAAGCTTTATTAAGTTTAGATTCAGATTCTTTTAACTTTTTCTTATAATCTTCAACTCCCTCTTCTTCAGCAGTGTCTTTTTTATCACCACGTTTAGAAGCAGGTACGTCGCCTTTTTTACCACCGTACTTTTTTCTTTCTTTTAACTCAGCTATTAATTCTTCAAGGCTGATTTCTTCTTCAGAGGTTTCTGATTCTTCATCTTCAACTTCATCTTCTTCGCCTTCAATTCCGCCTTCTAATTCACCTGCGGCTACCATATCAGCGATTACATCTTCGATAAATGTTTTTAGATCATCTTCAGACATATTTTCAAGATCAACTTCCCCATCTTCTGAATCTTCAATGCCATCAGCATCTTCGTCTTCATATCCTTCTTCATATACATTACCATGTGATGTAGGTCTTTTAGGATCGTTAATTAGGTCATCTTCACCTTCATTCATGTCTTCTCTTTTACCTTCTTCCATGTCATCGAGTTCTCTAAGAAGTTCATCAAGATCAAAATTTTCTTCAATTTCATCTTCTTCGATTTCATCTTCGTTTAATTCATCTTCTTCGATTTCATCTTCATCTAATCCTTCAGATTCATCTACTTTAAAAATTTTCTTAAACTTTTTTTCTTCTTTTGCTTCTTTAACGTCATCATTTTCTTCTTCATCCATTTCAGATAGCTTTGCAGCTAATCTTTCTTTTAGATAAGGGGTAAATGCTTCTTCTAAAGCAGCTTTTGCGTTTGCTATTGCTGTTTCTTTAACAGTTTTTGCATCTGCGATTGCTTCTTTTAACAAGTCTCTGTTGTTCATACTATTTGTCCTCAAATTGTTTGTTGGAAATACACTTAATATTGACGGGAGTCGAAGTGTAATAAAATTTAATTTATCTAATGCAATATATAAGATTGCATATTATGAATATACATATATGAGGATTATTTAAAGTCAATTTGATACAAAAAAAGCCTGCCATAGGCAAGCTTTCTTTTAATTTTAAAAAATATCCCGGTAGCGATACTAGGATAATTTTTATAGCCGTAGCTATACGGTCCTAAGCCGTGGGTTTAATTTTAAAATATTGGGCATGTGCCGTTAGCACACAGTATTTCAGTTAATAGTGAATTTACTTTAGCAAATTTATTTTCTAAGAGATTTTCTTTTCCTTCTTTTACTAATTGCATATAGGATCCTGGGTTAGAGGGGGTAGATACAAAATCCCAACATAATAATTCAAAATCATCTTGGACCTCTAGTGTACCTTCATTTATTTCTTTTAATGATCCCATACCACGAGATGATACACCTACAGAAACATTATTTTCAATAAGTGCTTTTAAAATATTACCGGATACTGTAGGTAATATTTCTAATTTTCCTACTACTTTATCACCCTTCCACCAAATTTCACGAATAATATGTGATACATTTTTTAAATTAATAATTGTAGAATCAGGGTGGTCTAATTCACCAGTTGCCCTATTTTCTTTAACAATATCCATATACTTATCAATTTCTCTTTCCCATAGTTCTTTTGGATAATATCTTCCATTACCGTTTTTTACTTCTGCAGTTGCTAGTATTCCTTCTACCATTGGATTACCTGAGGGGGCTTTAAGACCTTCAGTTAAACTTAGAGGTGATACTAAAAACGGAATAGTTTCAATTAATACTTGTTTCATGATTTATTTTTTATCTAAATCACCATATCCTGATGATCTATATTTTCCTTTTGGTGCTTTTGGTTCACCTAATCCAGGTGCTTCAACTTGGTATCCAATTCCTTTAACACCAGCAAAAGCATTTTTGTGATAATAACTAATATCTTTAGCCATGTTTTTAGCAACAATAGCTTTTAATTCATCAACTGTTTTTTTAGCATTTTTTGGATCACCCATTTCAGCTAAATAACCTAATAAAAATGATTGACCATAAAGATTATCAATATTTTTAGGATCATTATTATTAAATTGATTTGCTAAATCTTTAGCTACATCTTTATCAATTTTTTCAAACTCGTTTTGGTTGCCATATTCTTTTTTACCTTTAACACCTACGGCTTCTGATATTTTTTTATTAAAAATTTTAAACCAGTTTGGTTGAGGAGTTGGTTGGGTAATAACACCACCAATGCCTTCACTTAAAAGACTTTTTCCTCTTAAAATAGATACTGTAGTACTAAAATCATTACCTGATGTAATATATTCAGGAAACATAGTTCTTGCTAATTTAAGAAAATGATCTTTATTGCCTTTTCCTTCTTTAATTAATTGATATTCTTGTTGTAAGGTTTTCATTTTATTATAAATATTATGTGTATAAAAATACTGGAGCACTTCCTGCAGTTAAACTACAAGAAGTAATAAAGAGAGGAACTGAAGCTCCTGCAGGAAGAGTGAATGAACCTCCTGTTGTTTCTACAATTGCTTGGTTAGATAATAATCCGTCTCCATATTTAAATGCTGAAATTGTTGAACCGGTTGGTTCATTTGAGGAACCAGTTCCTAAAGAAATTATACCAGCAAAAGATCCAGTAACTGAATTTCCTGCTGTTAAAAGTACTCCACCAAAATTTACTGGTATATTTGCCATGTTTTTATTTTTTAAATAATTCTATTAAATCGTTTATATAATCGTTTGCTAAATCCGTACCATACAATACTTTAAATGAATCTGGGTTTTCTCTGTAGTAATCCATAGTTTCATGTTTAGCTTGTTGTAATAATGGTATTAATCTATTTAATTTTTTTTCTAATTCATCAAAACCTAATAAACGGCTTGTAATAAATTTTTTTTTATCCGGATCAATAATATTTAATCCTTGTAAATAATCTTCAACATCTACAGCTTCCCAAAGTGATTTAACTATTATACCTTTTGCTGCTTTATTTAGTTTTTTTTTGTCTACTAATTTGTATTTAAAATCTTTAACATAAATATTATCTTTTACACCTTCGGGACCTGCTGAAGGGCCGGGGCCTAATGTTGCTCCTGGACCTTCTTTTACTTTTTTAAATCCTGCTTGAGTATAAGCTCCATAAGTAGATTTACGTGGAGAAGGGCCATTATGGTTTTCTCCTTCACCTCCTGATATGAATCCAGAATTGGAACTTATTGAAGATAATTCTTCAAGAGTTCCTTTAAATTGTTCATATTGATCCGGATAATTTTTTCTTAAATGAGTTCTATAAATATTAAATGTTTTTTTTAAATCTTCCTCAATATCCTTAAGTAAGGGATCCGTTCTACCATCATCTGTGCCTCTTAATGCTTTGATTGCCATAATAGCATCATTCATTTTTTCTAGTGAATCTTTAAAACTTGCTAAATTAATTATTTGACTAGTAGAACCACCAGTTTCTTTATCAATTCCTTGACTTTTATAATATGTTTTTAAATCTTTTGAAAAGAAATCATTTTCCATATCCATAGGACCATATTTAGCTTCAATACGTTTAATTAAAGCTTGATCCACCTCATTAGGTTTGAGGATATTGCTATCTATTTCTTTTAATTTATATTTAAAATTACCCATTTGTTTTTTGAAGTTCTTCTAGAAGTGAATAATATTGCAATAAATTAACTAAATCATCATTTCCTACATTAGCCTTTTTTCCTAAAGGTAATAATATATTATTAACTTCATTTAATTTTATTTGTACAACTTTATCCTTTACTTTTTTAGTTACTTTAGTTAATTCATTTTTAATCTCTTGAATTTTTTCATTATAAAATTCTTTTAATTTAGGAGTTGAATCAACGGAATTGATAAATTCTTTTAATATAGATTTTTGATTATCATTTAGATTTTCATATTTACCATTAAATTTTTCTAACATTACTTTATATGTTAAAATACGTAAATCTTTATCGTATGATTGAAATTCAACCATTAAATCATTTTCTACTTTTTGTTTGTCAACAATATGTGTTGTTAAACTTTCTAAAAGAGCAATTTTATTTTCAATAATTTGCGTAGGATTAGATAAATTTTCACTATTATAAATTTCAACTAAAGTATATAAAGCTGCATGTATTTTATAACTTGGAAGTTTTGTTTTAAAAAAATCTTCTAAATTATAATGTTCGGAAATTTCTTTAATTAAATTATATTTTTGTCTTTTTAAAGTCCCTCGATTAAGGTTTCTAGATGATTCAATAATAGAATTAATTATAATTTCTGCTTTACCTTCGGTTAAATTTTTATGTTTAAATAAAGTTTCATATAATTTATATTCTTTTCCTAATTCTGTTTTTACAAAATATTTTTTTAAAATATGAGTTGCTTTTGAGTCTTTACCCGATAAGGTATCCGATGTGATCTGTCTAACTAAAATTTCGAATAAGATACCCGTATTCTTATATTTAGAATGTTTTATGTTCATCCTTAGAGGTTTAATTATAAATATATAAAGATTTTTATTCTCTTATTTGATTTTCATCTAATAATGATTCTGTTGGCTTATCTTTATTTATTGAAATATTTTTTCCCATATTTTCAATTAAAGATTTATTTTTTAAGAAGATTTGTTTTGCTTCTAGTGCTAGAGGAGAATTACCTTTATATTGAGGGCGAATAGAATCTGATTCATTATCATCATTTTTCATTCCTTTTGCTCCTAATCTATCTTTACCAAAAGTATCATCTTGAGTATTGCGATCCGTTACTTTTTCTTCAGGACGACCTAATTTTAAATCATCTCCATACCCTACAGGTAAATTTTCAGGTTCTGAAAACATTCTGCCTTTACCATATAATGAGGCTAGATCATGAGGTGTACCATATGAGCGGCCTGTAGCTTTAGGGTCATTTCCTTCTTCTTCTAATTGTTTAAATCTAAATGCTCGTTTTTGATCTTCAGCTAATAAATCTCTATATTCATCATATTCATCTTGACTAAAATTAAATATATAATCATAAATCCAGTCAGTAGGTAATAATTTAGTTTCCATAATATTTTTTGCTAAATCTACCTTTTGAGTCATTAATGCAATTTTTTCTTGCTCGTAAATGATTGATGGACCTGTTAAATCTAGTTCAAAATTAGTTAATTCTTCTCCAGTGTAACCTTGCGAATATAAATGAACTAATGCGATTTTATATAATTCAGATAAGGTAATGCGTTGTATGCGGTCAATTGTGCGAGCAAAACGTATATCTTCAGCTGCTAAGGTTGCTTTACCACTTAAATCTTTATCATATCCCATAAATGCTTTTGGAACTTTAAGAGCAGCAAATAATTTATC